TGTTTAAGGTAAACATCTATTAATTTCTTATTTTTTTTAATGTACTTTTTAATTTCAATCTTTGTTTTTTTTCTTATTGCCATATAGGGTTATCTCGGTTATCTTGAATATTACTATAATCTTTTTTGCCCAAAATTCTTGTGCCTAAATAAATGTCTACATCATAAGCATTTCGTTCAGGGAATATATCCGCTCCTGTATTATTATTGTAAGTTGGATAAGTAGAGTTATTATAGTTTAAATATTTTATCATTCTATCTCCGTACATCTCGCCATTTGTTTTCCAAATATTCATTAAATATTCCATGTCATTAGTAGGTATTGGTTGCCCGTTATCACTGCTATTTGTCATTATGCCTTTATTAGCATATCGGAATTTAAACGTTGGTGAGCTTTCATACATAATATAATGCACCATCATTTTTAAAATGTAGTTATCAATTATTGTTTTGTAAGCTGCTGGAATAGTAGTTGATGAATTTATATAAGCTAAAATATGAGTTTCAATAGTGTTGTATAAACTCGTTCCCAATAAGGGAAGTATATATTTATCCTGTACCAATTCAATTACTGGTGTTATCTTATCGTATTCAGTATTATCGTCAATAACCGAATGTCTAATTAAATAATCTTGACCTATCCAAAGTGTTGCCATCTTATTTCTTTTTACGTTTTACCCTAGTTTCACCTACCCAAATGTGGCGGCACCAAGGAGTTGTTTCAGTTCCATCATTATAAAATCCTCCTCTAAAATTCCAAGCATCTTCACCAAATTCATTAGTATAATCTTCAATTTCATTATATGTTAATCTTTTAGCTTTCATTTTGCCATCGACTAATTCAGTTCCTGAAGTTAAAGCAACCATTTTTCTACAAAAATCTCTTGATGTTGATATTAATTTACTACCACTTACATCTGGTCTTTTATCGTATTTATAAACTGTATAAATTTCAGTCTCGTAATCTTCAGTATCTTTATCTAATCCTTTTTCAGTTGGTGTAAATAAACCTCCTAAAGTATCAATTAATTTTTTAGCAGCTAACCATTCTAATACAGTAGTAACTTTATCTTTATCGACATTTAATGCCTTAGCAAGTTCTTCGGGTTTAGCAAATGGATTACCCTTTAATTGGTTTAATATTCCATTTCTTAAATCAGTTTCCGATAACTGAAATCTATTAGCTGTATATAATTTTTGTTTAGATAACTCAAATTTTAAAACTTGTTTTGAATCCTTAAAGTTTACATATTCAATATCTATGATTTCATCTTCGTCATCTATTTGTATTGCTCGAGCAGTTGCCCATTCAATAAATCTTTTTTCTTTATCAGATGATTGTTGAACTTTTACAACCTCATTATTCATTTCTTCTTGAGCTATTCCTAAGAACGTTAAAGCATCCGCATCACTTAATCCAAATCCTGTTTTAATCATTATCAGAGCCTGGTCCGCTGTATAATCACCTTTCTTTAACTTGTTGGCTATATTAAAAAGATTTTGTCTTTGTCTGCCTGTTAAGTTTTTAAGGTGTTCGTTAACTTGTATTTCTTCTTGTATTACAGTTGCAGTTGGTAAACCAATTTCTGCAGCTTCAATCTTTAACCCGTATTTTTCAATAATATAATTAGTTACGATATTAGGATCACGTGCATTTAAAGCATTGATAACATTTTGATTTTCTAATGGAAGTTCCTTGCCTATTGGCTGAACTTGTTCTACTTCAAATGTAATATCTAAACCAGTTTTTAGTTTAAACATTTTATCAATAAACTTATTAAAAGCTACTTGTTCAATCTTAGCATATTCGTTAATAAATAATTCGTGTGCTAAATCTAATTCGTTTCTATCGCCTAAAGTACCCTCAGTTTTGATTTTAAACAACACTCCCGGCACGTTATGTCCTGTTATTATCTTTTGTTGGTTACGTTTATTTAAAGCTTCGTATTGGTCCGCTAAACCTGTAGGAGTTACATTTACAACTTCTGCTCCTTTGCCATCGGGATTAGTGAATGATAAAACTACTTTGCCAGCATTTTGTGTGCCTTGATGTTTTTCTTGGAAACGTTCTTTGATGTCTTCTTTAACTTCAGGTGTTAATTTACCACTAAAGAAAGTTATAATATGACCAGCACTAAATCCATTCTTTACCAAACTATGAAAAAAGTTACTAATCTCAATATCGGTATTAATGTCCAATAGAACGCTTGAATAATCGGGTGAAGGGTAAAGTCCATCTAATTCATTTAAAGACGGTGTAAAGTCCTTAGAATAGTAAATTGAAGCACCTATAAACCCATCTTTATAAAATGGAAAGTAAGTTTTCTTTAAATGGTAACTTTTAGCAGTCCAATCTTCACTATACCAAACTCCGCAATTATCCGCACTTAGTCTTATCTTACCCATATCTAAATGGTAAAACTCAATCGGTTGCCCTATTAAATTTGTAGTTACTTGACATGCGAAACCTCCGTATATAGCCTTATCGGAATCACATTTTTTTCTTAATTCATACCATGAATCAAATCTATTTGCCTTGGCTAAAAATTGTTGAACTTGTGGTAAATCTTGACTAGGTACTATTTTCAGTCCGCTAAGATAACGTGCTTTACCTTTTAATATTGCAGCGTGTTCAGGATGATTGTTATAAGAATTTAATAATTCTTTAGGAAAGTTATTGTCTTTGCCCCACTTAACAAATTCTCCAGCTGTATCTATTTTATAAGTAGGAAGTTGGTTAACATCCATCTTAATAGTAATTATGTCATTATATACTTCTAATTTTTTAGCCATTGTAAACCTTGTTAGTTATTGCTCCACCTTGATATTCTTTAAATGTAATTTTTGTTAAATCAAAACAAGTTGCATAACCCACCTCCACTACATTTAATCCAGTTGGATTAGTATTACTATTGCCTACTTGTTCGTAAATCGTATATTCGTAATCGCCTACTGTTAATGAAATCTGAGCAGTTGTTGGTGTTGCTGTTTCAACTATTATAAATTCATTATATCGTTCTTTTTGTGTGCTTATATCCGCTGGTAAAAAATATTGTGATGTATTTGTTTGAACGTTTTTAAATTGAAATAAAAAATAAGGATTTGCTAATAAACATTTCTCCTGTAATGTTAAGATAACTGTATTACTATTATTCTTATTAATTGTTATCATACTTATATAACGTACAAATATATCAATTTGTTATTTAAAAAAAAAGCCCAAGCTTACGGGCCTGAGCTTAACTTTAAAAAGTTATTGATTAAGCTATTAAGTTAGCAATTAAAGTACTTGTTACTTTGTAAATTGGAGCAATCTCCTTACCTTTAAAAGAAAGTTTGTGTCCATTCATGTCAGTAATTGCAGTTCCGCTTTCAGTACTCCAAGTTAATAAATCCATTCCTTGATCCTTACCAAATAACCAATAATCACCGTTAATATCTTCAACCATCATTGTCAATACGTTTTGAGCAACTAATTGAATTTCTTGAATAACTGCAGTAGTTAATTTTTTAATAGTGAAATCAATTTGTGGTTCGTAAGAAATAGTTCCTGAAGCTGGTGTATAAGTACCAGGACTTGTAAACATTCCCATCTCCTTATCCAAAGAATAAACACGATACTTCTTGCTTGTTGCTAAAGTATAAGCTGTAACTAATCCAGCAGTTGCTGTAAAAGTTGAACCAGTTCCTGAGTTGTTTTCAAATTCAGTTATATAAACTTTTTTTATTCCTCCAGCTCCACCTTTACATCCTAAAAAGGTATAACCTGATGTTAATACGCATGCCATATTTTTATAATTTTAATTATTTATAATAAGGAGGGTTGCCCCTCCATTAAATTTATCCAACGTAAAGAACATTCATTGCTTGATTCACAACGTGTGCGAAAATAGTCATGATGTTTTTTACAAACATATCTTCACGATTGAAAGCAATTTTGTTAACTTCAAATTTATTGATATCGCTCACTAGATCCGTACACCAAAAAATGTAGTCCGGCCTGCAAGCTATAACAACGTTTGCTGCTAAAGGCACGAATTGAATTTGAATTCCATTGTAGAAATAAGCTTCAGTTGGTTGCCCTAAATTAGTTACTGCGAATAAATCACGGTAAGTAGCAGATACGTTATAAATATTTATAAATTGTTTGTGAGAATAAGGAGCATAAATAAATGGCTTAACTGCACCATTAATAACTCTTGCTGGGATAGCTGCGTAAACCTTAGCGTATTCAGTTTGAATGTTAGTTGCATCGATTGTAGTTCCTAAAACTTTAATACGAGTTCCTAAAGCACCACCATTATAAATCATTCTAGTTGCAACACCATCAATTAATGAAGCAGAACCTGAAGCAACTAATGCTTGTTCAACTGAACTAACTTGATTCTGTGCAGTTCCTGGAGTTAAAGCTGCAACTGCAGTACGTGTAGCACTTGTTGCACCATTCCAAAACTTACTTTGTAAATCTTCAGCAATTAAATTACCATAAGACTTTAATACTACTGAACCAAATTCACTTGATTCAATCTCCCAAGCTCCTGGCTTCATTGTTCTGTTGAAACGTGAAGAACGTAAAGCATTAGGATCAAATTCTTGGTAGTACATTATTTTAGTTGGAGTGATCAAAGTATCAGTTATTCCAAATTGTCCTGATGAAGTTGGAGCACCACTTGCAAATGCTTGAGCTGTTACGGTGTTATCATTCTCAGTAAAGATTGTGTCTGATTTTATATCAGTTGCTAAAGTTACTAAATTCTTATTTACAGTATCATTTGCAAATAAAATCTCTTCGATAATCGGCTCGACTGCCTTACCTCTGATGTCTACTATTGTTGCTGAAATTGCCATTTTATATTTTGTTTTAAATTATTAATTAATTATTTTGTTAGTCTAAATTTTTCTAAAGAACTTAATTCTTCCCAATTTTTAGAAACCTTAGTTTCATTTTGTATTGGTGTGTTTAAGATTTCGTTTACTACTTTGTTAAGTAAAACAACTTGTTTTTTCAAACTAGATATTTGACTTTCTAAAGAAACTTGCATCGCACTCATTTTAGTATCCATTTCTTTAGGATATTTTAATTCCGATTCAACTACTTCAGGAGCTTCAACTTCTTCAACTTTTTTGCTTTCAATTTCAGCTACTACTCCGCTTAAAATTTTAACTACATTACCATCTTCCATTGTGTATTCGCCATCCATTACTGGACTAGCTGTGCCACTTGTAATGTCCATAATTGCAGTTCCGATAGTTAATTCTCCATCGTATGCAAATACTAAACCATCAACTGTTTTAGCTTCTTTCATTTTAACTTCAGGAGTTTGCTCGGTACTTGGTTTTTTTTCTTCAGTTGGCATTGTAGATGGTGCAGCAACTGGATTAAGACCTTCTAAGGCCACACGTTCATCAACACTAAGTTTAGTTATGATAAAGTCTTTAATTTTTGAGATAACATTTGTTTCCATATTTATATAACGTTTAAAGTTTTTAAATTGTTTATTATTTTTATTACTTGTTCATCTGACATAGTTACTTTATTGACTTCAGCTGTTTTAAAAAGGCCATCAATCGAAACACCGTTAACTTCACCCGACTTGATTTTTGTCCATACATCATCCGATTCAACCTTGCCCGTAAGAAACCAAGTTCCCTCTGGCAGTCCTTCGAAGCCTTTTGCTGTTGCAAATCTTTCATTGTTTAATAATACTGATTCAAAGAATGTAACCCCATCTATTAATTTACTTGAGTGTTCAATATCTACAGCACTGCTTAAATTATCTTTAACCCATTTTTGTTCTACTAATTCAATAGTTTCTTTATCGAACATCAAGTTAAATTCTTCACCAGCTATATTCCGATAAATTAATTGATTAGGTATAAGTACGGGAGTAAATATAATTCTTTTGTCTTCGTTTTGAATTGCTAATTTGATTTCAGATTGCTTGTTAAACTTAATCCAATTTATTTGAATTGCTGGATCACTTACTAAACTAACTGTCTTTAACCCCATTTCGGAATCTTCGACATCTATTATTGCTTTCTTAATTGGTAATTCCATAATCTAATAACGTTTAAATTTATCCGTATGTTGATTCCGATACTAATTTGTTTACTCTATTTGTTGTACTTCGGTTTTCAGTTTCTACAACATATGCTTTAACAGGAGCAAAGTTATTATTTTGATTTCCACTGAATGTAGTTGACTGACCTTGACCTGGTCCATATATTGCGGGAGCTTGACTTGTTGTTGATGGAATACTTACAGCCGATTCAGGACTTGCACCGCCACCGCCACCAGCTCCACCTTCAAATTGTGCCGCTCCTATCTTTGCTAAGTTAGCTGCCGTTGAAATTGCTGAAGCTGCTAATAATAAACCAGTTGATATACCAAAGTCAGCTTTAGGAGTTGTCGCTATAATATTAGATATTGCCATATACCCATCCATTCCAACCTTTGCTAAGTTAAATGCTTTTTGAACGTTAAATTGTTTACGAGCTAAATCTTCTTCTTCTTTACTACCTTTTTTAACTTTTGCAGATTTGATACTAAAATATATATCTGATAAACCTTGAGCTGCCTGTAATCCATTTTTAACATTCTCAAAACCTTGTTTTATTTCATCTTGTTTTATTTTTTTAGTTTCGGCTGCTATTCTTTTTTCTAAATCTAATTTATCCTTTGCATATTTATTATCTAATGATGTAGTATTTTCTTTTATTAAATTAGCACTCGCAACATTTATTCGATAAACTTCATCAACATGCTCTTGTTCTTTTTGTAGTTTAAGTAAATCGTTATTTTCTATTTTCTCTAATTCTAATTGATAACCACTTTCTAAAATAGATAATAATTTAGATGCTTTGGATTGTTGACTAGCTAAAAATGTAGCATTATCTGCCTTATCTTGTGCTTCTTTTTTTTCTTTAGCCGCTTTTTCTATTGCTTCTTGTTTAACTTTATAATCTTTTTGTATTTGTAATATATTATCTTGTAAGGTTATTTCAGCTTGAGCTAATGCTTTATTTTTTGTTGCTTTACTTGCATTACTTTTATTTATATCTTCTATTAATTTATCATTATCAAATTGTGCTTTTGCAATAGATTGTGTTTGTTCACTTTTTAAAGTTTTTATATATGATTGCTCTTTTGCATTTTCTATGTCCGCTAATAACTTTTTTTCATCTGCAGCTCTTTTATCATTATATAATTTATTTTTTTCTGCTTTATCTTTTAATGCTGCAGCATTTTCAGCTATATCAATTCTTTTTAATTCTTGTTCTTTTTGATATATTTCAGTGTTTAATTTTAATTGTTCTTGAAATGTTAAATTTCCTTCTTGTGATGCTCTAATAGCTCTTAAATTTTGTATTTCTAAATCTATTGATTCTTTTTTTAATTTATTTATTTCTTTTAAATTATCTCCACCCTTAGCTTCTAAATCTTTTATTTTTTCAGTGTTTTTAACAACATCCATTTGATTTTTAACATAGGTTTCATTTTTTTCAATTATATCAGTCATTTGATTTTTCTGCTTTTCCATAGCAGTATTTAACTCTTCTACGCTTTTAGTTTGCTCTTTTATAGACCCTGTTAAATCATCATAAAGTTCAATTACTTTATCAAAATTATCATATAAATATTTTAAACCTTCAATTAATAAAAATATTGGAATAGCACCCATTGCAGCACCAACACCCTTAAATCCTGTTTTAATTTTATCAAAATCAAAAGTTCCTAAACCTTCACCTAATAATCTAAATGAAGATGTTAATCTTTCAACTCCACTACCTTTTAAACTTTTAGTCGAATCATTTAAGTCCTCAACTTTATCTTTTAATCCAGCTAATTTTTGACCAGCTTTTGTTGCTTCAATAGAACCTTCGCCAAACTTAGAAGTCATTGCTATCTGTTCATCCTTGGCTGCCTTAATCGCTGTTTTTAAATCTTTAAAAGAACTGATTGTTTTTTCAGCTCCCTTTACCTCGACTTCTATTCCTATTTTCTCCGTTGCCATAATTATATTATAAAGATGTTAGTTGCGTTTGATTTAATTGTTATTGTTGAATATTGACCTGTTATTATTGTTTGTGGTAATGCCACCCCGTTTAATGTTTCTGCTCCAGCTCCGTATAACTTTACTAGGTTAGCAGTTGCATCAGTTCTAAAGAATGTAAACTCGTAATCAATAAATAAAGTAGCATCAATAGTTATATTTATATTTCCATCAATAGCA